AGCGATCTGCTCCGGTGTGTAATTATTTGCCATTATAATTGTAAATATATTACTAATTTTGTGTATGCACGACAATTTAAATCACATTCTAACGGATATTCTCTTGTTTGGGTATATCGAAGGGGCAAAGGCAGCCGGTTCAAGTCTCAATAAGGCAATAATGGATTTCAAGGTAAGGTTCAATATTGATGAGGATATTGTGACAAATGCAGCTTGGAAGATAAGATACTACCGATATGCTGAGAAGATGAAAAAGCGACATCAGCAAATTAAATATGAAGATGACCCGATTGATGGACTTATATCAAGGCTACATCGGTTGTTAGATAGCTATGAACGCAGGTAGTAACTTCGAGTTTTCCCGACCACAGACCGCAGTATTAACTACAGCAGCGGATAGAACGCTACACATGGCCGGTCAGCGAGGTGGTAAGACTGCTCTAATGGGGCCTTTAGCTTATAGCTTTGTGTCTTATCTACCAAAGTCCGTTGGACTAATAGCTGCAAATACTTATGCTCAGCTTTCCAATTCAACGTTAAAGGAAATATTCAAAGTATGGGCAATGGTTGGGGTGTATGAATATACCAGGTCAAACACAAGCGGGATATTCGTAATAAACAAGCAACCTCCACCACATTTTAAAAAGCATGAATACCTTTTCGTAGATAATTACAATAAGATATATTTCAAGAATGGGGCTGTGATAATGACCGCATCACTTGACAATTACAACGCAATGGAAGGTATAGAACTTGCGTGGGCAATGCTTGACGAAACAGCAGATACCAAGGAAGATGCACTCAGAACGGTAATAACTGCAAGGTTATCACAGAGGGGGATCTTCTTTAATGAGGACATTAATAAGTTATTCCCATACGCTGACACAGGAGTCAAGCCATGCAACCCACTTTATGTATTTTCAAAGCCTGGGCGGGTAGAGTGGATAAATACCTATTTTGGTATTAATGACTATAAAGATGAGATAATAGCTAAGATATTTAGCAAGACAGATTATTTTGAGAAGAAGATCGGAAACAGGCACGTTGTCATCCATTCGACCTATCATAATGAAAAGAATCTGCCAGATAATTACATTGAGAATCGAAAGAAAGATTTAACTAAGGATGAGGTTGAGCGATTAGTTTATGGATCTCCATTCGCTAAGTCAGGCGTTGAATATTACCTATCCTTTAGTGACAGCAATATCGGCACGGATGATTATACAGATAATTACCCTATCCACTTGTCATTTGACTTCAACGTAAATCCTTACATGACGCTACAAGTATGGCAGATTATCCCCGGCGATGTGAGAGATAAAGCGATCTGTATTGACGAATACGCCATGAAATCACCTAAAAGCACCATAGAACATACTTGTAGGGCATTCATGAACGATTACGGACACTTATGTGATGCGGGAGTGTACATCTATGGTGACGTCTCAGGGCATTCAAAACAACCACTAAAAGAGGCAAGAAATTTCTATTCTATTGTAAAAAAAGAACTTAGTAATGTAACGAATGCTAACTCATTGAGATTGCTAAAGCAAAATCCGAGACATAACAGCGTTGGAAAGGGGACAATAGGCAGGAGAGAGTTTATGAACAGCGTATTAATAGGCCGATATAACGTTGATGTAATAATAAATGAGAATTGCAAGTACACTATTGCGGACTTTCATAATATAAAAGAAGACGCAAATGGAGCTAAATTAAAGAATAAAGTAGAGATTGAAGGCGTAAAATGTGAGCAGTATGGTCACATGAGTGATGCAGCAGATGCAATTATATGCTATCTTTATGGTGATTATTTAAGAAAAAAGTTATGATAGACATTTTAGAAGAAATCAGACAGACTTTATTGGAGGTCAACCCACCGAGTAAAAGCCAGTATTACATTGACATATTGCTTAATGCAATAGCTGAAAACAAGCCACATCGAGATTATGACTATGTAGTCAAATTAGCAGAGCAGTATAATCAGATAATGACCGGTGAAGGGCAAGATAAATGGGTGTTATCATATCGCCCTCGTGAATCGGATGAGGAGAAAAGGCAGCGATTAGATATAACTATTTCCCGAACAGATCAAGAGGCGAACAGATTTGTTATCCTTACTGACAAGATAAGTAGAGCAGACAATGTAGTGGATAATATTTACTATGAAAGTGATACGCAGGATGGGACTAAGATTGAAAATGTTGTAAGTGAGTTCTATTCTGGCCTTAGCTTAGACGATTACTTGCATCAAGTCGTTCAACATTATAATTTCTACGATCCGAACGCATGGCTAATGATTAATTTTGAAAGGGATGGTGACACGGTAACACCTTACCCTGTTGAGTTCCCTTCATCAGAAGTATATCAGTATAAGCAGGGCATCAACTCAACAGAATGGTTTATCGCACTTCAAAAGATAACTGTTGATGATAATATTGTAAATAAGTTTACATTGTTGGCCGGTGATATAGGTGTGACTGCTATTGAGCAAGGCGAGAAAGAAATAAACGCATTATCGTATAAAATAAATGATAAATATTATTCAGTTGAGGCTGTAGTAACTGATTCACAAGTAACACCGGTGTACAGGATTGGATACATAACTGACCCAAAGACATCACGCCGTACATTTGTATCCATCATTCATCCGGCATTGAAAGCATTCAAACGGTTGATCAATTACGGATCAGAGTATGATTTATCAATGGCCATTCATGGTTATCTGAAGATGTACCAGTATGCTAATGTATGTGAGTATGAAATTGAAACAGAAGGCCACATAAGCCGATGTAATGAAGGCTATTTAAATATTGATGGAAGTAAGGTTGAGTGCGGTAATTGTAAAGGCACAGGTCTAATATTGCATAAATCACCGCAGGATGTTATATTAATTAAATATCCTGACGGAAAAGATGAACATATCCCACTACAGGAGATGATCCATTACGTTCATATCCCAATGGACATTGTTAATTTACAAAAGGATAATATTGATCGAGCAATCGAAGATATTCAAATCTCAGTCCTCAACACTCAATTAGTTGATCGTGCTGAGGTTATGCGCAATGTGACTGCAACGGAAAAGATAATCGACCTGGACAACGTGAACAGCATCCTGTACAAGCATGGTAAGAATTTTGCAAGATTAAAGAAAGATGTTGTTCATCAGAGTGCCATCTACATGGGTGTTAATGATGGGTTGATTGTTAATCATGAGTTTCCTAAAGACTTCCAGCTTGAGACTGTTACACAGCTTATAGGTATGAGAGAAACTGCATTGAAAGCTGCTGCTCCTTACGCTATCGTTGAGAATATTGATACTAAGATTCTCGTCAAGCAATCTCAAGGTGATCAAGTAAACGTTCAATGGATACGAGCTTGGGAGAAATTTAAACCTTGGAAAGAACTTGGAGTAAACGAGAAACTAAATGTCTTATCAGAATTACCTGTCACAGACAAAAAGAGAGTGTTGTATATCTACTTTGATGAGGTCAAGAATTATGTTGAAAGCAAGTATCCGGACTTCTACTTGATCAAAAATACCGCAGCGCAACAGGAAATTATTGATGCAGCGGTTGAATATATGATGGAAAAGTATGATATCAAAGAACCTGAACAAGCGCAGACTGATATCTTTGCATGAACAAGGCCGATGTAGAAAAATACTTAGCTGAAACTCATGTTTACATTGAGAAGTTAGAGAAGCGGCTAAAGGGTAGACTCAGCGGTGTGCTTAAATACCTATATCAGAAGATGGATAAACTTGTCTTGTCAAAGCTGTCACTTGATAGCGAAGGTAGAATAAAAGACACCGCAGGTAATATGCGTCTGATTAATCGCATCCCTAAAATATTGCAGTCTTACGATTATCTACCTATTATCTCTGAAAGTGTAGCGGATTACATGACTTTAATAAATAAGTCATCACCTTACTTTAAATTATTCGATATTGAAAGGCAACGCATAGAAGCGGCTAAGGCCGGATTAAATGCGAAGATGTTACGCCGTGCGAGAGTATTTAAAAAGATGTCAGTTGATAAACAGGCAGCGATAAAGGTGAGAAAGCTCATTATAAAAGAAATGAGTAAGGAAGTCGTTTACAGAGACATGAAAAAGAAGGTGGTTGATATGGTGGTTACTAAAGGTCGACCGCTATCACACGCATTAACTGAACTCGCTGACGTGTTCATGGAAGGAGACAGATTGATTGTTGAAGATATGGCCGAGAATTTAGGATTAAATCAATATTATCTATATTCGAGCGGTCTTGTTAAAAACTCAAGAACATTTTGCGAAGATCATGTAGGCAAAGCATATACACGAAAAGAAATAAACAAATGGAAAGGTCAATCGTGGCAAGGCAAATCATCACCTTATGACCCATTCTTGAATGTTGGTGGCTATAGATGCCGGCACCGATTAAGTCCAATTTCAGAGAGATTGTATAATAGATTGAAATAATATGTAAATTTGTACTATGTCCTTCCCGAAATTACCTGACCGATACAAATTCTACTTAGAGGTATTTAATACCGCAGGAGGGATGTATGAGCTTACGCCGCTTGAGCAGTCATTAACTTGGGAATTTGAAAAAGAGGCGAAGCTCGGAATAAAGCGCAGGAAATTAGCTACTAAATTAACTTTCTATAATAATGCCAATCGAGGAATAACTGATTTTGATGTTATCAAAGCAGAGATTGAAGATCCAAACACACAATGTGTTAAAAGGAAATTCGAGGTACATCATTCATGCGATGGGTTGTCTTATACTAAATTATATGATGGGGCGTTCCGTGCGAATATGTGCGAGTTTGATTACGACAAATGCAATGTACTTGTCGAGATTGA